ACTATCAACAGCTACTTGGCGGTAAGAATTTAGATTGGATTCGGTGTTATGCCCAGGGAATGTATACGTTTGTCCAGGAAGGCAGACCAGTTTGGCCTGAGTATGATGATGAGTTGATGTCAGGTGATGTGGAAGTAGATCCATATTATCCAATACAAATCGGTGTGGACTTTGGTTTAACTCCGGCAGCTATCTTTGGTCAGCGTACTCAAGGCGGTGCGTGGCGTGTTTGCGATGAGCTGGTCACGTTTGACATGGGGCTTGAACGATTTGGTCAGGAACTCCTGGGAAGAATAGCAGAACGGTATTCTAAGAATGAAATCCTGATATGGGGTGATCCGGCTGGTAATAAACGTGATGAGATCTATGAGGTTACAGCCTTCGATCATCTAAGATCGATAGGATTTAAAGCACAACCAACAGATAGCAATGCTTTCCAGGTCAGGCGCGAGGCTGGTGCTTCGCCAATGTCCAGGCTTGTTAGCGGTAAACCAGGGCTAGTTGTCGATAAAAAATGTTTGAGGCTGCGTAAATCTCTTAGTGGTGGGTATTTTTTCAAACGGCAAAGCCTGGGCGCTGGTCAGGAAAGATTTAAGGATGCGCCAGTAAAGAACGAACATTCGCACTGTGGTGATGCTTTTGGGTATCTCATGCTAGGTGGTGGTGAGCAAAGACGCTTACGAAGGGGATCGTATGGCTCTACGTTTCAGCAAGGGTCATATACTGCGAATAGCGACTTCAGTGTGTTTTAATGGGCTTGATACAGCTCCCTACGTTCAAAATGAGGCCGGATGAGCAGATCGTGCCGCTACAATACAATCATCTTCTAAGCATAGACCTGGGGCCACACGAAAAAGAGTATGCCGATAGTATCTCTGGGTATTTAGATTATGTTTGGGAAAATTCTGAGCATGGCTGGAGCTGGGCAGCTATTGGTCGAGGCAAAGTTGTTTGCGTGTTTGGCGTAAGAGATGTTTGGCCTGGCGTAGTGGAGGCATGGTTTATTCCAGGCGAAGGATTAGAAAATCACACAAGGTCTACTTTGATAGGCGCAAGAGCGCTTTTAGGCGAGGTAATGGCTACATCTGGTATCAGAAGGATGCAGATTTTTGTAAAATCACAACATATGGTGGCATTAAGGTTTGCCAAAGCACTACATTTTGAGGTAGAGTGTAAACACAGAAAGTTTGGCCCAGAGGGGGCTGACTATTATTCAATGGTAAGGTTTGAATAAATGAGCGGTATTTTTGGAAGAAAAAAGGCACCACCACCAACAGAGCCAGTAAAAACGCCAACAGAAGAAGTAATTGATCGGCAAGAAGCAAGAGCCGAAGCGCAAGAGACAACTCAAATGCAAGGCGCACAAAAGCGCAGACGCTTGAGAAGAACTGGCGGTATGAGATTATTATTCTCACCTCTTAGGCAAGAAGGTGCTGCTATGAATGAAATTAAGAAAAAGCTTGGCGGCTAGTCATGGCTAAGAAAACAACAAAGAAAAAGTTTTCTTTTTCAAATATGTTCAAAGTAACAGAAAGCCAAAAGCAAGATATAGCCACTGGAAAATTTTCTGGTTCAAAAGCGCCAAAAAATTCAGCCAAAGATGATTTCTTAATGGATATAGGCGTCAAGGAAAGAAATCAGGCTTATTTTCGTGATTTAGAAGATAGACAAAAACGTGGCCGAGAGGCATCGAATAAACTTGGTAAAGATCTTAGAGGAAACCCAGCTACAGATCGCAGCCGTCCAAGGGGTGAAACCGCAGCTGAACGTGCAGCAAGATTAAAAAAAGAAGCCCTGGAAAAACGAAAGACCGAAGGCAAGGAAAGACGTAAGAAATTTTATAAACAGAAGGACGAAAGGTTAGCGAAGTTAAAAGCTAAACTTTTGAATTTAGCATGACAAAAATTAAAGAAGATCCAAGAGTATTTCATAGAAATGAGGCAGACCCGAAAAGGGCAAGAAACGAGAAGGGTCACCTAGTTGCGGATGACCCTTCCACTCCCGAAGTCAACGAAGCGTGGGAAGGTGGCAAGGCTCCAAAGGAAAAAGCCCCAAAGAAAAAGGCAAAGCCTCGTGGTAAAAAAAGTACATCAAAATCCTAAAGGCGGTTTAAACGCTGCTGGTCGGGCCTTCTTTAATCGGACAACAGGCTCAAAACTAAAAGCTCCGGTAAAGACAGGCGATAACCCTCGCCGAGCGTCCTTCCTGGCTCGAATGGCAGGGAACTCTGGGCCGGAGCGTGATAGCAAGGGGCGACCTACTAGGCTGCTCTTATCCCTCCGCGCCTGGGGTGCTTCTTCAAAAGCAGATGCCAGAAAGAAAGCAGCGTCTATAAGCAAACGAAACGAGAGTAGAAATGCCTAAGTTAAATGTAAAAGAAGTAATGGGGCGTGAGGCAAAAGCACAGGCTCGAAAAGATGAATGGCGCTCAATCTATGAAGATTGTTATGAGTTTGCTCTGCCGCAAAGAAATTTATATGGCGGTTATTACGAAGGTAAAACCCCAGGTAAAAACAAAACACAAAGAGTTTTTGATAGTACGGCTGTATCGTCTACAAAAAGATTTGCGAATAGGATGCAGTCCGGCCTTTTCCCACCAATGCGTAAATGGTGTAGGCTAGAACCAGGTGCAGCTGTTCCAGAAGAAGAGAAAGAACGAGCGCAAGAAATACTCGATGCCTATGTGGATATTATGTTTGATCAGCTACGGCAGACAAGCTTTGACCTGGCAATGGGTGAGTTTCTTTTGGATCTCTCTGTAGGCACAGCTGTTATGATGATTACGCCAGGCGATGAAGTAACTCCTCTGCGCTTCTTAGCTGTTCCGCAATACCTGGTAGCGATCGAAGAAGGCGCTTATGGTATGATCGATAATGTATATCGTAAGCTACGGATTAAATCTGAAGCCATTAAGCGAGAGTTTCGTGACGTTAAAATAACGCCAGAGCTTCAAACAGCGATTGATGATAAGCCGCACGAAGAGCTAGATTTATTTGATGCTATAATTTTTGACCAGGAAAGCGGTCGGTATCACTATCATGTGGTTTGGCCACATAAGCAGCAAGAGCTGGTGTATCGAGAAATGGATAGCAGTCCGTTTATTGTTGCCAGGTTTAGTAAAACAGCTGGTGAAGTCTATGGTCGAGGTCCGTTAATCGATGCGATTGCAGATATTAAAACACTCAATAAAACAAAAGAATTGATATTAAAGAACGCAAGTCTTTCGATATCCGGTGTATTCCTTGCAGCTGACGATGGTGTATTAAACCCCCAGAATATTAAAATACAACCAGGTGCAATTATTCCAGTTGCGCGTAATGGTGGGCCGCAAGGTGCTTCCCTGGCTCCTTTACCCCGAGCTGGGGATTTTAACACAAGTCAGATTGTTATCCAGGATCTTACAATGAACATCAAAAAGATCTTGATGGATGATAGTTTGCCACCAGATACAATGAGCGCCAGGTCAGCTACAGAGATCGCCCAGCGCCAGCGTGAGTTGGCTACAAATCTTGGGTCTGCCTTTGGTCGATTGATGACAGAGATAATGATACCGTTAATATCCAGGACTTTATACGTTCTCGACCAGCAAAAATTTATTCGTATGCCTCTAAAGGTAAATGGTGTTCAAGTTAAAGTTGTGCCAGTGTCACCATTAGCAGAAGCGCCAAAAATGGAAGAGGTAAATCAAATTATAAACTTCATGCAGATTGCCAATGCAATGGGGCCAGGAGGCCAGACTGCTTTAAATATATCAGAAATAGTAAGCTTTATAGCTGAAAAGATGGGTATCGATGCTCGATTGCTTAATACACCAGAAGAACAACAGGCAATGATGCAACAAATGCAGCAAGCTATGATGGCTGAACAACAGCCAGAAATGGCGACAGATGAAACTGTCGCTGGAGCTATGCAATGAGTTCGGCTGAAGGTTGGGAAGGATTAGACCAGGCACAGGCGAAACCGCAGAAAGCGGATGACCTAGACATATTATATGGTAGGTTATTTAAATCACAGGAAGGCCAAAAGGTGCTTAGTCATCTGAGGCAGATAACAATAGAACAACCATCCTGGTTTCCTGGAGAAGATCCAAGTCAAGGCTACTTTCGAGAAGGTGCGGCTGATCTTGTTCGGGTAATTATGAAAAGGGTGGATAGGAGCGATAATGTCTGAAGAAACAGAAAATGTTGAAGCCCAGGAAGCAGATACACCACTAATAAACGTAGATACAAAAGAAGAAGATCAGCAAGCAGAGGCTCCTATGCCTGTGCATGAACAGCCAGAACAACAGGAAACGCCAGAAGATGATGGCGAACCTATTGATCGACCTGATTACTATCCAGAGAAGTTTTGGGATGAAGATGGACCAGATGTTGAAAAGCTTGCAAAGAGCTATGCAGAATTGGAAAAAGCATTTAGATCCGGCAAGCATAAAGCACCGGAAGGTGATTACGATGTTTCGGATTTGGTTGATCGTGGCCTCGATCTGGAAGATCCGGCTGTTGAGGTATATAAAGAATGGGCTAAAACGTATGGCGTTTCACAGAAGGCGTTTGAGGAATTGGCTGGTCAGATCTTGGAGATGAATGGCGAACAGGCCGAAGATATTGAGTATGATCGAAGAGCTGAAATGCAAAAGCTTGGTGCTAATGCCCAGGAGAAAATTGGTTTTCTTGAGCGTAACATCAAAGGAGCTGATCTAAACGAAGCAGAGAAAGCAGCTCTAAGCTATAGCATAAACAATGCTGATAGTATCAATGCTTTGACTAAACTTATCCAGGGATACACCAATGAGAATATCCCAATAAAACCTGTTGTTGCAGAACCAGAGATGACAGTAACAGATCTTCAGCAAGCGATCGCAGATCCTCGATGGCAGACTGATGCTGTATGGCGAACTAACATCGAAAAGAAATGGATGGAAGTTAACAGCTAGATATTGTTGCAATGTAGGTTGTTTGTGTGTATATGTGGTGTAACGGATAACCAAAGGCGGCCCGTTTATGTGGTGAATCCACTGGTTGGCGTGACCACTTCCACGCAAGCGACCGCCCGAAACATCGGCTAACGGTAAGCGTTTTATATTAGAAACCTTAAAAGGAGGCTTCTGCTATGGCGCAGAGTATCACTAATGCCTTTGTAACACTATTCGATCAAGAAGTGAAACAGGCATACCAAGGCGAGGCATTGCTTCGCGGCACTATGAGAACACGAACAGGTGTTCAGGGAAACACAGTTAAGTTTCCAAAAATCGGCAAAGGCGTTGCAACGGTTCGCGTTCCGCAAACTGACGTAACTCCGTTAAACGTAACCTATAGCAATGTTCAGGCAACAATGTCTGATTTTATCGCTGCAGAGTATTCTGATATCTTTCATCAGTCTCATGTTAACTTTGATGAGCGTAGAGAGCTGGTTCAGGTTGTTTCCAAAGCAATAGCTAGACGTATGGATCAACTTTGCATCGATGCTCTTGATGCGGCTGGATCACCGTCAACGGTTGCAACTGGTGTTGGTGGTTCTACTACCAATATGAATATTGCAAAACTCCGTGCGGCTGCTAAAGCTCTTAATGAGAAAAACGTACCAGCTGAAGGGCGTCACATATTGATGCACTCTTCTCAGCTTGATGCGTTGCTCAGTGAGACTGAAGTAACTTCGAGTGACTTTGCTGTAGTCAAGGCTCTTGTTCGCGGTGAAGTTTCATCGTTCATGGGCTTTAACATAATGACTATGGGTGATCGTGATGAGGGTGGTGTTCCAAAACCATCTACTCGTACATGTTTTGCATGGCACGAAAGCTCAATGGGTTATGCCGAAAGCATTTCGCAAAAGAGCGAAGTTAACTACATACCTGAAAAGACATCTTTCCTAGTAAGTTCCATGTTCTCAGCTGGAGCTATAGCGATCGATGACGAAGGTATTGTAAAAATTTCATGTACTGAGTAAGGAGACTGATGCATGGCTTTTTCAAGTACTGGTTTAGCAACCATTGGAGCATCTAAGAAAGGCAATGCGCCTTCTATGTACTCCTACTCAACAACTGATGCGATTGCTGACGTAAACACTGAAGGATACTTTAATAGTATTCATGATACGCTTGCGGTGGGTGATATAATTTTTTGCAGAACATCGACAGGAGGAACCCAGGTTCTAACTATTGTTTACGTTCTGACAATTTCAGCTGCCGGAGTTGTTGACGTTAATGACGGAACGACATTAGCAAATACTGACAGTGACTAATTAATATGGGGCTGGGCAACTGGCCCCTTATATACATTGGAGGGTTATGATGGCCGTAGGCGATACAGATTTATCTATTTGCTCAGATGCTTTAATCTCGCTGGGGGCTTCGCCCCTTTCTTCGTTTACAGAGGGAACCGATAGCGCCCAGGCTTGCGATCGATTATACCCAGATTTAAAAAATACATTACTAAGCACTTATGTTTGGTCTTGGTCACTAGCCAAAATCCAACTGGCTAGACTATCAGCTACACCGATAAATGAATGGAAATATGCCTATCAAATGCCAGGCGACCATTTAACTGGTGCGTTAGCAGTATTCGAAACTGACGGTACAGCACAAAGATCTGTTCGTTATGGTTGGGAAATATATGGCGATCAATTAGTCAGTAATATGGAAACTGTTTATATTGATTACCAACAAACTATAGCCGAAGCTAAGATGCCAAACTATTTTGTTCGCTTGCTTAAAACGGCATTAGCGGCTGAGTTAGCAATCGTTATTACGGATCAAGTAGGAAAAGCAGATTATTTTAGAGGAATTGCATTTGGATCTCCTGGGGAAAATGGTCGAGGTGGTTTGATGCGTGAAGCTATGAACATCGATGCCAGGGGGCAATCAACACAAATTGTCGAGGACTATTCGCTAATTCAAGTGAGGCAGTAAATGCGTATTACTCAGTTTCAAACAAACTTTTCTGTTGGTGAACTAGATCCGCTATTACGAGCCAGGACAGATTTATCACAATATCAGAACGCCCTGGAAGAAGCGACAAATGTTATTATACAACCTCAAGGCGGTCTAAAGCGTAGAGATGGGTTAAAGTTTATCTATAACTTTGGAACAGGCTTTACAGCATTTAAGCTAATACCTTTTGAGTTTAGCGTCACAGATAGTTTTCTTTTAGTTCTAGTTGTTGGCCGGATCTATGTATTCAAGGCTGGTGTTCTGCAAGCAAACATAAACGGAACAGGCAATGATTATATAGCTGCCTCAGATATTACGGCGGCTATGCTTGATGAAATTACTTATACCCAGGCTGTTGATACACTTATTCTATGCCATGAGGATTTGCAGACAAAAAGACTTGTTAGAAACACAGATACAAACTGGACGTTAGAAAACTTACCGTTAACAAATGTTCCGCAATATCCTTATGCTTTAAGTATACACTCACCAAACTTTACGATTACCCCCAGCGCAGTATCCGGTAACATTACTATTACAGCTTCAAGCGTAACGACAGACACAGGGACAGCTCAAGCTGGGGGCGCTAGTACAATTACACTCAAATCTGCGTCTGCGTATTCGGCTGATGATGCTCCCAATGGAATGTCTGTCACGCTTACTTCTGGCACTGGATCAGGACAATCTAGGTTTATTGATGATTATGTAGGTTCAACTAAAGTTGCTACAATATACCCACCCTGGACTACAGCGCCGGACAGCTCAACAGGATACAAGGTTGAGGCTTTCTCAGCGGCAAGCGTTAATGAATTTGCCCAGGTTGATACTACTTTTGGACGAGCCAGGTATGTAGAGTTTGTTAGCGCGACAGTAATGAAGGCAGTCACAGAAGTTCCGTTCTTTGATACCAGTGGCGTTGTAGCTGGTAATTGGAAGAGTGAACATGGCTATGAGGATGTCTGGAGCAACGCTCGAGGCTGGCCAAAATCAGCTACGTTCCATGAGGGTAGATTATATTTCGGTGGATCAAAGTCCAGGCCCAATACCATATGGGGATCAAGAGTTATTGATTTCTTTAACTTCGATCCTGGCACTGGATTGGACGATGAAAGCGTTGAAGCAACCATAAACACTAATCAATTAAATAGTATTGTGGCTGTAATTGCTGGGTCTGATCTTAGAATATTTACTACTGGCGGTGAGTTTGTTGTTATTCAGTCAGAAGATTCTCCGGTTACGCCAGCAACTTTTCTTATCCGGCCACAAACAAGACTTGGCGCAAAGCCAGGTGTTCCGATAGAAGATCTTAATGGTGCGTCTGTATTTGTTCAAAGACAGGGTAAAGCCATAAACGCATTTCAATTTGGTTCAGGTACGAACTCATACCAGGTACAACAGATATCCGTACTTTCATCGCATCTTATAAAAAACCCTGTTGACCTGGCGGCTCGTAGATCAACATCAACCGATGAGGCAGATCGATTATTTATCGTTAATGGTGATGACGGATCGATGTCAGTTTATTCTATTTTAGTTGGGCAAGAGGTTATAGCGCCCAGCTCATTTACAACGGATGGTAATTTCATTGCAGTAGCCACAGAGATCTCCGATACCTTTTGTATTGTAAAACGTACAGTTAATTCGCAAGTCAGATACTATTTAGAAAAGTTTGACAAAGATGTAACACTAGATAGTGCTAAGACAGGCACAGCGGCCTCCTCAACAACGATGGATCATCTTGAAGGGGCAACTGTTGAAATTGTTCGTGATGGCGTTGTGGAGCCAACTCAGACAGTTCCAGCTTCTCCGTTTACAATTACGTTTGTTAAAAATTCATTATCTACTTTCCAAGTAGGATTAGAATATACAGTCCAGGCAAAGACAATGCCGACTGAGCCAGTGTTAAGTTCTGGATCGGTGCAAGGTGTTAAGAAACGTATTGTCCAGGTGGACGCTCTACTTAATCAAACAAAAGATCTTGTAATTAATGGTAAACAAATATCGTTTAGAAATTTCGGTGTTAATATTCTTGATACACCTATCCAGGCATTTACCGGATTAAAAACAGCGCATGGTATCTTGGGATATAGTGCTACCGGACAAATAACATTAACTCAGAATGTTCCATTACCTATGACTGTATTAGGCCTGGAATATAAATTAAGTGTAGGAAGTTAGATATGGCTAGTTTTGCAGCTCCAGCGATGATGATAGGATCAGCCGTTTCAGCGGTTGGAAAGATAAAGGCTGGCCGCGCTGAGCAAAAAATGTATGACGCTAAAGCTTCTCAGACATTACTCCAGGGCGATGCGGAAGCAGTCAGGTATAAACAGCAAGGCGCTGATGTTTTGACCAGGCTAAATGAAAACCTAGCTACTTTAATAAGTAGATCTGGCTCAACTGGCTCTGGAAACATTAGTGCAATATTTAATGCTAATATGGCAACGGCCTCAAGAGATTATTCTACAGCGCGAGATAACGCTATACTTGCAAAAGAATATGCTATTAATCAGGCTGATCAGTATAGACAAGCTGGAAGTGCTGCTCGAAGATCTGCAACCATCTCAGCGATTGGAACACTCACCACAGCTGCTTATAGATATGGAACTTTATAATGGCTAGATTACCAAGATTAACAAGCGCTGGATTGCAAGCTAATATTCCTAGAAGTGTAGACTTTGCCGGACTTCGTGGAGAGGCTGCTGTTGGTCAAACCATATCACAGACATTTGATCAGATGGGTGATTTTCTTTTTAAGACTGCACAGAAAGAATCTGTAAGGTCTGGTATCGAAAGAGTAAAAACAGAGGGAGCGCAGCCAATACTCGAGGCAATGCAAGCCCAGGGTGGCCCAAGAGGTCTTGAGGAAGAAACTGCTTATGAAGCTGCAAATAAAATAGCTATTGCAGAAATACAAACTGAAGCAGAGCTAGAAATTGCAAAAATTCTAACAGAGGGTCAAAACAATAAAACTCCATTTAGTGCAGTACAGTCACAATTAAAAAGTGTTTCAGATGGATTTCCGGCAGCGCTATCAGATATTGATCCGGTATCAGCTGCATTATTAAGAACAAATCTCCAGGGCAAAACAGAAAAAGCAGGACTAAGATATTCTGATTTTTGGTCTAAAGAAACATTAAGAACTTTAAAAGATAGACAAAATATAGCATCTGCAAATAAAGCAGAAACTATAATCGGTAATGCTATTGTTCCAGGATTTGATCCGGAAGAACTAGAAAACGATATAAAGCTAGGTGCTGAAGAATTAGAAGCTCTAGGTGTAAGGCCAGAGAATTTAATAACTTGGTCGGAAGCTGTAAGAGAAGAAGCATTAAAAAATAATATATTGTTTGATTATTATCAAAAAGATCTTGGTGAGCAGGAAGAATTTATAAATGATATAAAATCTGGAGAAACAACTTTACCAGGTATGGATTTTGAAACGAGCATACGTTTTATAAATAGCTATTTATCTCCAGAGTACAATAGAAACAAAAGGGCAGTTGAGGCTCAGTCTACGTTTATAATTAACAAAGTAGAAGATCTGGAAGATGTTTTAGAAAACGGTGGTCAGATTGATCAAAAAGAACTTGCTGATTTATTATCGGACTCATCTAATGTAATTAATTATGATGGAGGCGCATCGTCCACAGCTGCAAGAGGATTGCAAGACACAAGTAATTTCTTTGGGGAGTTAAGAACCAAATCATTAGCTGAGTTAGAGGCATATGTAACAAACATAGAAACAAATGGTTTTGATGGTGCGTTAGATACACCAGAGGAAGTTACCAGGGTAAAGCAAGCTCAAAGTTTTCTTACTAACATGAGAACAGAAATTAAGAATAATCCTATGGGTTATGCAGCTAAAGTAGGGCTAATCAAAAGAAATGAAATCATTGGCGTTGGTGAGGATAGCAGATTACAAATTGACCAGGGCGCTCTTACTGAAAGATTAAAACAAGCGACAGTTGTTGCAAGAGAATATGGCTTAGTAAATCCCCCTGTCTTTTTTAAAGATGAAATTGATCAGTTAGGTTTAGTTTTAGAAAAATCTGAAGGCGCTGTTAAACTTGATATATTAGGTATGCTTTCAACTATTGGCGAAAGTAGTGGTGAGGTTCTTACGCAATTATCAGAATATAATAAAAGTGATGCGTTAGTCGGTGGCCTTGTAACGATAGGATCTACACAAGCTGCAACCCTGGCAGTAAACGGTATGGATCGATTAAAGAATGATTTGATACCTCCAGGATTTACAAGCTCAAACACTGATCAAGTATTTTTGGATGTTGTTGGCAAACATATGTTTAATGCTCCAATACAACAATCTGCGGTTAAGGATGTGGCCAAAGCTATATATACAGAGCTTGCTGCTCAACAAGGTTTGGGTGATTGGAAAGATGACGTGGATAAATCTGTAAAGCTTTATACGCAAGCCTTACAGTTAGCTTCCGGTCAGCGCATTGTAATGACTGACACAGGTGAGGTTACCTATGGAGGCATGCAGCCAATAAGAGAAAAGATGACGTTTATTCCTCCGAATATGACAGCTGCCGATATGGAAAAAGTTATTGCAAATTTAAATCCAGCGTCAATAGAAGCTATCACAGGTCAGAAAATAGACCCAGCTTATCCAGAAAAAATTAAAGACGAAGAAACCTATAAGTTATTTTTTGCAGGGGGCAATCAATATTACATTTCAAATGTAGAAGATGTTGATAGGTTTGGCGATGATGTTCCTGTTTTAGATGTTGATGGAGCAACTATATTATTTGATCCAATGGATTTCTTGCAACCTATTGCTGGACTTACAGAAACAAAAACCCCCACCGTATCTACAGACTACTTCGATAAATTTACAGCCAGTATCGCTAATCAGCCAGAATTAAAACCTGGTGATACTGAATTAAGTTTTGAAACAGGCGAAGGGGAACTTCCTGGAACAGGTGTTCGGAAAAGTATGAAAGAAGCTCCTGGGCAACCAATGGCTTCAGAAAAATATAGTAGTGCAATCATGGCAGTTAAGGCTGGATCAGATAATAAAAAAGACATTGCTAATTTAAAGAAACAAACCAAAAATCTTTTAAATACGGCAGGGCTTACAGAATCAATAAGAGATAAATATTTTGGTAGTTTACCGTCACCAAATGATGCAGACTTCGATAGTGATTTATATGACGGTTATGTAAATTTTATTATAGATGGTGGTAAAAAGAAATATCAAGAATGGGTTAAAACCAGGCAATGATACAGTTTGATAAACCCAACAAATTAACATTAAGAGATCTGCAAGGGTTATCAAAACCAGTTACCAGGTACGAAGAAAATTATAATGCTGCTAGAAAGAAATCGCAGTATTTAGATCAGTCTCAAAGTAGAGACAGAATATTGCAAGATTTATGGGATCCTATTGTAGAGGAAGTAAGTGAGCTATTTCCTAACGAAACATTTGTAGATCCAGGCTCTTATATTAACAGAGGTTTTTTTTCAACAACTGCTACACCAGGAAAAGCTAGATCTGATTATGAATGGAGGGCAACACAAATTCTTGGATTTTTAAATCAAAACCAAGAAATAATACCGGATCACCTAAAAGATATTACTCTTGAAAGTCTTGAGGATTTAGCATCGGAAAGAGCAAAAGCAGCAAAAGAATACAATGATGAGATATCGTCCAGGGCTGTAGGAACTAGTGGACAGATTGGTCAATTCTTAGGTCAAGTCGTGGGAATTGTTGAGGATCCGACCATCATAGGCACATTACCTATAGGATTAACGTCAAAAAGTTTAATGAAGTTAGCTTTTTTCGAGGCATCATTAGGAGCCGGAGTTACGGCTATGAGTGAAGCATCCGTTAAAGAATGGTATGGAAAACAAGGTTATGATTATACCTGGAATGATTTTATTAGAAACGTAGGGTTTGCGGCAGTTGGTAGCGCAGCATTGCCTGTTGGGTTTAGAGTAACTGTTGATACTGCTAAAGGCGGTTTTAATGTCTTAGCAAAAGCAGGGAGGGCAAATAAGGACAGTCAATTCTTAGAAAAAGCAGCCAAGGAAGCTGAAGAGTTTGAGGCCGATAATCCGTTTGTAGATAGTCAATTTGCCAGATCTCAGGCAGAACATAATAATCGCACAACGGAAGCGGATGCAGCTGTCTTTAATAATAAAGCTCCTGCTATATCTGACGAAACTACAATACAACCAACGCCAGAAATAATTGCTTCTTCCACTGATAATTTAAATGGTGTTATGTTTTCCGTTCCTGCCAGGGATGCTTTGATCGATGCAAAGAGATTTCAGTTTAAAGAGGGTGGCGATGAGTATGGCGTTACCGAAAGACTGCAAGGCGTTACAGAATGGGATGATGTAAAAGCCGGAACAGTTATCTTTTGGGAAGATGTTGATGGCAAGATATTCGTTGCAGATGGACACCAAAGAGCAGGGCTAGCCAAGAGAATAATGGATCAGGATCCTAGCCAGGAGATTAACCTGGTTGGCTATAAGTTGCGTGAAGTTGATGACATAAGCTCAGAGAAAGCGCGAGTGATAGCAGCTACAGCAAACATTGCCCAGGGAACAGGCACAGCTATCGATGCAGCAAAAATACTTAGAGTTGAACCTGGTAGATTATCTGAGTTGCCTCCTCGATCAACATTAGTAAGACAAGCAAAAGATCTTGAAAAATTAAGCGATGATGCTTTTGGATCTATTGTTAATGATGTGATACCTTCAAACTATGGTGCTATAGTTGGGCGATTAATCGATGATCCTGACAAGCAACAAGCAGCCATCCAGGTTTTAGCAAGGTCTGATGTTGCAAATGCTTTCCAGGCAGAAACTATTGTTCGCCAGGTCAATGAACAAGATTTGGTTAATGAAGTACAAACTGGTTTATTTGGTGATGAGGTGCTTGCTGAAAGTCTATTCCTGGAACGTGCCAGGGTATTAGATAGAACGTATAAGATACTTAGAGAAGATAAGACAGCATTTGAGAATCTAAGCAGAAATGCAGATCGCATTGAAGCCGAAGGAAACAAGCTAGAGAAAACTAGAAACCAAGAAAGGGCAAATCAAAATGGCAAAGCGATCACGTTCCTCCAGGCGCTTGCAACGAGAAAAGGAGAGCTTAGCGATGAACTCTCAGCGGCAGCAAGAACAGCCAGGGAAACAAACAACTATGCAAACGCAGCAAGAGGATTTGCCGAGTCTGTCAGAAGAGGAATTGAGCGAGGCGATTTTGATCGGGCAGAAGTTGGCGATGTTAGACGCACTTTCGATGATGCGCCGAAAAGCCGCCAGGACGCGATTGAAGATGAGCCAGGCTTAGAGGGCTTCGATGAGCCATCCGGTAAAGCAGCTGAAGATCAAACAGATCAACTTATACTAAATACATTTAGGACATTTGACGCTCCTAGAGAAAGATCTGAAGGGTTTGCAAGGTATCTTGATGATGCTGAAGTAAGCGAGACAACTAAAGAATTACTTTTTAAAAGTGGCGATACTTTCAATGTAATGCGAAACATTTTTCAACAAGATCCTGATGACGCAGATCTTCTACAGTTTGGTGCTGACGAATTATCTTCGGTGCTAGGTCGTGAGATTTCAACTTCTGAGGTTCGCACTGTAACAGAAGATATTAAAAAAATTACGCAAGATGGTTTAAAAAATCAACCACAAATAATGACTGTTTATCGTGTAGGAGAGGTATTAGAAGATACTCCCCAATCTTATACACTTAATCCTAATTATAATATTGATTCTAATTTGCCCTGGCGTAAAGGCAAAGGCGAAAAACTAACTGCATATAAAGTTAATAAAGATGATATTCTTGCATCTCCAGATATAACAGAGCGTGGCAGAATTGGTGAAGATGAAGTTATTATTAGGGGTGAAGTCCTTATTCGTGATAACAAAACCACCCAACTAAAAGAAGTTCCTAGTGTTGTTGGGGAAGAAATACCTGGCGAAACAAATGCAAAGGTTATTGAGAAATCTTTTAAAGATCGCCAGCCAGTAGAAACTGTTGATGATATTTATAAGATAGCACCAGAGTCTCAAGACTTTATTGTAAACATTGGTAAGGGTATTGAGAAAGATTTAGGCGTTGAATTAAAAAACACAGGTTTGAAAAAAATTGAAACAGCTAAATCAAAGGTAGGAAGAAAAGGTTATGGAAGCGCAAAAGAGTTAACTGATATTTCAAGAATTGGATTTATTGTTAGCAAGCAAGAACAGAGTGATGAAATAGTAAAAAGATTTGGCCAGGAAGTTGAGGTCTTAGATGAGGGCTGGAGTACAACCCCAGCCGGTTATTTTGATAGAAAACTCCTTGTAAGAACTCCAAACGGTTTAATTTCTGAAATTCAAATATGGTCGCCAAAACTTTACGATGCAAAATTTAATAAAGGTGGAGAGCAGCTCTATACACAATATAGAGAAGTTGAAAAAACAAATCCTAAAAAGGCAAATGAAATAGCTCAGAAGCAGCGATCTTTATATGCAGAAGCTATTTCTCAAGAGGACTCTTCGTTTTTAAAAGTCTCTGGTATAGGAAAACTACCAAAGTTTCGCTCAAACAGCGACATAAATGCGTTCTCATCAGGTATAACTCGACCAGTATTGAAAACATCTGGACCATCTACAGCTGTCCAGGAGCCGCCTGGCGTAAGTATAGCCAGGGCTTCAGTTACGGAAAATGAAATTGCTGGGCGACCATCCCAGTCTACAAGTATTCGATCTGACATTTCAGAACCTCCTACTAAAGATATAATAGATCCGGTATCAGAAGTCAAGCCAGAGGATTTCGATATAGAAATTCCTGTTGGTCTTAGAGTTGAGGGTGATGAAATGGTTACTGAAACGAGAACTTTACGAGATGTTAAGACCGAACTCGATGCAGAAGATGCTTTAATTAATAGACTAGGGGTTTGCTCAATATGACGTTTAAGAAATGTATAAGCGATGGAGTAACAGCCGGAGAGATTAGCCAGGAAAAAGCTGATGAAGTTTTAAATCTTTTCGATGAATTGTTTGAGCAATATAACAGGCAACTTGGCCCTGGCCCTGCTACATCGAGGGCGAGTATTGATGCAGCTAATGTAATGAAAAAACAGGTAATGGAGCGCAAACGCAGAACGATGCTCCAGGCGCAAACCTGGAAAAGAATAACATTAGATTTAGAAAACTATAGAACAGCTGGAACTAAGCAACCAAGAAAAGATAAAGCTGCCCTGGCATTATTTGAACAGGACGAAGGATCTAGGTTTCTTAGCATAGCACAATTAGAAAAAGCTATTGAAAGAAGTGCGACCAGGAAAATGGATAAAGTCCTGGCAACTTTTAGAAGAGATCTCACTGGTCGAGTAAGAAACAAAGCCAAGCTCGAAAACATGATAAGAGAAACATTTGTTCCTGGAAGCACAAGAGATGCTTCAGCCAGGGAACTTGCCCAGGGCTGGCAAGAGGCGGCTGAGTATTTGCGTAAACGCTTTAATGCTGCCGGAGGTGCTATTCCTAAAAGATCTGATTGGGGATTACCGCAACAGCATCATTCTTTAAAAGTGCGCCAGGCTGGATATGAAGCCTGGAGAGATAAAATCACACCAATGCTTAACCTGGAAAAAATGGTTGATCAGCAAACAGGCCTGACGTTTTCTCCGCAAAAGTTAGAAGTAGCATTAAGAGATGTTTACGAAACAATAAGCACTGACGGTATGAGTAAGATTAAGCCAAGTGGTAGACCGTCTGGGCAAAAGGCAATGGCTAATCAACACGCAGAACATCGATTCCTGGTATTTAAAGATGCCGATACCTGGATGAAATATAATGATGAATTTGGCAACAGCAATCCATTTGACGTTATGATTGGTCATATCAGTAATATGTCCAGGGATATTTCATTTATGGAGCGTCTTGGCCCTAATCCTATGGCAACCAAAAACTTTATAAAAGACACGTTGCTTAAAGAAGGGGCAGATGATCCCAAAGCTGTAGATCGTGCAAGAGTAGCCGGAAAAAAAGTTGATGAGCTTTATAACATCCTTCGAGGAACGCATAACACACCAGTTCATGGGTTCGTTGCAACAGCCTTTGCCGGAACCAGGCAGTTATTACAATCAGCTCAACTAGGGGCTGCATCGATCTCAGCAATTACTGACGTAAACTTTCAGCGTATTGCCAGGGCAATGAATGGTCTGCCACAAACGAATACACTCAGAGCATATTTAAAAGCCTTGTCTCCATTAAAAGCCGAAGAAAAGGGAAGGTTAGCGATACGCCTGGGATTAACTGCCGAAGGTTGGTCATCGATCGCTTCAGCGCAAATGAGGTACACTGGAGATATATCAGGGCCAGAAGTTACCAGGAGAGTAGCTGATTTTGTAATGAGAGCTTCTTTGCTGTCTCCAATGACACAAGCCGGAAGATGGTCATTTGGCATGGAACTCCTGGGAACACTAGCTGACAATGTAGGAAAAACGATTGATGATATAGATCCTAGATTAAAACAATCTTTGGAAAGATACGGTATAGGATCTGAGAAATGGGATATCATGCGATCGACAGAGCTGTATGATCATAAAGGTGCAAAGTTTCTAAGAGCTGAAGATATTGAGTTTAGAGATGACATAGATCCAAAGCTTGCCAGGGAATTAGCTACTAATCTTATGGCGATGGTAGAAACAGAAACAAACTTTGCTGTTCCTTCTACATCTATAAGAGGTCGAGCTGCTTTAACTGGTGATTTACCTCCTGGTACTATTGGCGGTGAACTTGTTCGATCGTTCGCAATGTATAAAAACTTTGGTGTTACCCTGGTTAATACTCATATTCTTAGATCAGCTGCTACGCCTGGCGCTATGGGAAAAGGTAAAGCTTTTACAAACCTAATTATTAGCACGACTTTAATGGGCGCTTTGGCTCTTCAATTAAAAGAAATGTCAAAAGGTAGAGATCCCAGGTCAATGGATACTGGAGAGTTTTGGGGAGCTGCATTTTTACAAGGCGGTGGTTTAGGTATTTATGGAGATTTTCTTTTCGCAGATCTCAATAGATTTGATCGAGGTTTAGGGGCAACTATAGCAGGGCCAGTAGTAGGTTTTGCTGATGACGTTAGAAAGTTAACAGTAGGTAACATTTTCGAAGCTATCCAGGGCGAGGATACAAAAGCAGCAAGTGAGTTAATTTCTTTTGCTCAGCGATATACGCCTGGTGCAAGTATCTGGTATATGCGGTTAGGGCTTGAGAGATTAATATTTGACCAGGCTAAATTATGGGCTGATCCGGAAGCCAGGACAAAAATGAGGCGTATTCAAAAGAAGTATCAAAGAGAGTACGGACAAGATTTCTGGTGGCAACAAGGGAAAACGATACCGGATCGTAGACCGGATCTAACCGAGGCAAATGTCAACAGATTATTTGGCAATTAGAACAACATATGGTATAAGACAAACAAATCGAAGGATTATATAGATGACGGCTACACCTATTAGTAATGTATCTAGGCGTGTTCAGTTTACCGGAAACACGACAACTGGCCCTTTTGCATTTACTTTCAACATATTAGCTGACAGTGATCTTATTGTTATTAAGAACACAACCACGCTTACAATAACTACTCAGTATACAATAACTACAAATTCAAATGGAACCGGATCAGTTACTCTTGGTTCAGCACTTGTGGCGTCGGATATATTAACAATTATCGGTGGCAGAAGCTTAGAGCGTACAACTGACTTTGTAACGGCTGGTGATTTACTTGCTTCAAGTTTAAACGAACAGCTCGATAGCCTGGTTATTATGGCTCAACAGCTTGACGAAAAGGTTGGCCGATCAATCATAGTTAATGCTGGCGATGAGTCTGTAAGTCTGGAAATGCCGACAAAGGACAATCGTAAAGGAACCGTATTAGGTTTCAATGCAACAACAGGAGCGCCAGAAGCTGGTCCAACTATTGCAGATGTTCAAAGTTTAGCAGCAATAACAACAGATATTGGAAACCTTGCTGATATAGAAGATGGAACAGTAGCTACAGATGCAATTTCTGGTTTGGCTGCAATAAAAGCAAATGTAACAACTTGCGCTGGCATTTCATCTAACATAACTGCCGTTGCCAATGACGCATCTGACATTGGAACCGTAGCAACAGATCTAGCTGGATCTAACACAATAGGAACGGTTGTCTCTAACATCTCAAACGTGAATACCCTGGCTGGTATTTCTACAAGTTTGGCAGCTTGCGGAGCAATAAGTTCTGATATAACTACCGTTGCTAATGATGCAACGGATATAGGGCTTGTTGGCGGGAGCATAGCAAATGTTAACTTAGTAGCATCAAGTTTAAACTCAGGCGCATTAACGGCTGTAAATGATTACGGATCTGTTGCTAATGCAGTTGTCACCACCAACGATTACGGGAGCGTATAATGGCTATACAAGTACAATTAAGAAGAGGCACGGCAACGCAAAATAATGCGTTTACTGGTGCAATAGGCGAACTTAGTTTCGATACAACCAACAAACAAATTCGTATCCATGACGGATCTCAAGCTGGTGGTTTTAAAATAGGAACAGGAGACTTTCCTACTGGCACTGCTAACGTAGCATTAGGAAACACTGCTCTCGACAGCCTTGACGGAAGCAGCCCAGGCGGTAATAACGTAGCCGTTGGGCATAATGCACTTACTGCAAATACTACAGCTAGTAATAACGTAGCTGTTGGTAGCGGTGCATTAGCAACATCGACTACAGCAACAGATAATACTGCGGTCGGTTTTCAAGCATTAGCTGCAAATGATTCTGGTGCTGACAATGTGGCTGTTGGTGATGAAGCTGGACACGATATTACATCAGGTAGCAGAAACACAATACTAGGTTCTAAGGCTGGTGATGCTGCAACAACTACAGATGACACAACATTAGTTGGTTATGGTGCTGGTGGTGGTGCTATAATGACAGGCCATGATAACGTAGCTATCGGCTCTAATGCTTTAGCTGCCGCTACGTCAGGAAATAGTAATGTAGCAATAGGTAAAGATGCTGGTCTTGCAATAAGCACTGGCAGCAATAACGTAGCCGTTGGACATGAAGCATTAGAAACTGAAGATGGTAATGGTAATAATGTTGCTATTGGTTATCAAGCACTTAGAGTACAAAACGCTGGTGCTGATGCTAATAGTGTGGCTGTTGGATATCAAGCTGGACTAGCATTAACAACAGCCACTAGTAACACATTTATAGGCGCTCTTTCAGGTGATGCTGTAAATACTGGCTCTTTAAATACCTTTGTTGGTACTGCTTCAGGTTCAGCAACAGATGATGGTGCTAGTAATACGGCAGTAGGAGCTTACGCTCTTGATGCTGGTAATTGTCAGGATCATAATACTGCTATTGGTGCGGGTGCTTTAGGGGGTTCATCTTTTACTGGTTATGACAACACTATTGTTGGCAGTGATGCGGGTAATGGAATGACTACTGGTTACTCTAATACTTTTGTTGGTAAAACAGCTGGGCAATTAATTACAACAGGAAATGCTAATACGATTATTGGACGTTTTGATGGAAACCAAGACGGTCATGACATGAGAACCGATAGTAACACTATAGTGATTTCTGACGGTTCCGGAACTGTCAGAACCATGATAAATAGCGAAGGCTATCAAAGAATTAAATCAGTAAACGCTTCTATTGTTAGTGGCGCTACACATACTCATACTCACGATAATAATGATACTGATGGTTTTCTTTTTGAACAGCAACACGGTTCTTATGTTTCAAGTGCTGTAAAAATAAATGCTCATAGAGTTGCAAATTCTGGTTATGAAATGCTTTTAACAAGGTCTGGAAACAATGCAGACGTAGAGCATTATCTCAGGGGTGATGGTAACGCATATGCTGATGGTTCATGGAACGGTGGTGGTGCTGACTATGCTGAATATTTTGAATGGTCTGATGGTAACTCTGATAACCAAGATAGAACAGGTTATACAGTTGTATTAGATGGTAATAAAATTAAACTAGCTACAAGCGATGATGCAGCCGCTAATGTTATTGGAGCGGTATCTGTTAATCCCTCTGTTGTTGGTGATAGTGATATTCAGAGATGGAAAGGTAAGTATTTACTCGATGACTTCGGCGCTTATCAGACAGAGGAATACACTGAAACATGGTGGATTGATGAAAATAATGTCAAACAATCTTATAACACAGATAAAATTCCTGATGATGTTACCGTTCCTGATGATGCAACTGTAGATACTAAAGATGCAAAAGATAATACGTTAGTCAGAAGAAAACTAAACCCAGACTACAATCCAGATACAGCGTATATTTCTAGAGAAGATCGTAAGGAATGGGCAACCATTGGTATGATGGGCAAACTTCGTATTCGCAAAGGACAAAAAACTGGTGATCGTTGGATTAAGATGCGAGATATATCTGACACTGTAGAAGAGTGGTTAGTTAGATAATGGAAAATGAAACTGTTTTAATTAATGAGGCTGAATATAGCCTGGAAGATTTTACTGATGAGCAAAAGACATTGCTTCACCATGTACAAGATCTCGATGCCAAGTTAGCCAACGCACGTTTTAACTTCGACCAGCTGAATGTTAGCCGCGAGGCTTTCGCTGAGAAGTTAGCCGCTTCCCTGGAAACAAAACTAGAAGCAGCGGAATAGGTGATATGTGGATTTGCCCAAGGTTAATATAGCGGTTGCCGCAAGTGCGGTGGTAGCGATTGTTTCAACTGTGGGCGGTGGTATCTGGTACGCTAGTTCTCAAGCATCAATTATTGAAGCATTGCAGTCAGATTTAGAAACCCTGACTATTGAGAATAATGCAACTGACCGTACCAATTTGATCAGAGATGTAGAAGAAAACACAGAACGAATAGATGAGATCATAGAATATATCATCGAAGTCGAAGAGGATGGTGGTGACACTATTGATGAAATCTATGAAGAGTTTGAAGATGTTTACGAAACCCAAGAAGGTTTCCTACTCCAATTTAATCAGATCATCAAACTGCAAGCTAGGATTAAGACTCTAGAAAACACAATAGAATATCTTACAAGACGCCCGATTAACTCAGATGGGATGTAAGTATGGACCCATTAACAATATTAGGAGTTGTGAAAACTTCTTTAGCCGCCGGCCGCACCGTAGCAAGTTTATCAAAAGAACTAGGCCAGTTTTTTGATGCAACAGATAATGCAAAAAAGAAGCTGCAGAAAAAAGGTGCATCTAGTGGTAGCGTAAATAGTATAGCAATGGAACGATTTGCAGAATTACGCAAAATGGCCCAGGCAGAAGAGGACTTAAAAACGTGGATTTGTGATCCTAGAAATGGTCTAGGTCCATCCCATTGGCAAACTCTTTTAAAAATAAGAAGGGAAGTATTGCAAGAAAAGCGCGAAGCAGAAGCCCAGGCAAGGCGTGATGCTATAGAAGCTCAAGAGTTAGCTGTCACCCTAGCTGGGATTTTCTTTTTGCTTACAGCCAGTGCGATTGGCTCAATAGCGTATCTCCATCACATGAAGTGGATAAATTTTTGGGATTATTTTAGATGATTTATGTTTTGGTTTTTCTACATTTTATCAGTACAGATCGATTATATTATTATCAGATCGGAACTTATTCGGATAAAAATCAATGCCTAGAAGAAGCAGAAAAGGCAAAAATAATGGTAACCCATCACTCGATGAAGGTAAGCTGCCTGACGATCAACGCCCAACAATAGTAGATCATGGAAAGAAGTTTGCAGCATATGATAAAAATGGTAGACTTATAATATTAGGATACGATCGAAAGATAGTTGAGGATTACGCAAATGACAGAGTTCGACAAACTTGACACCGATAACAACGGATCATTATCGAAGGATGAATTTAGAGCATTGGCCATCGAGGATAGAAAACTTGTCATGTATGACAATGACGCTAAACGCAACCTGGAAAGAAAGCTTGTAACTATGTCAGCGCTGGGTCTTGTGTTGTATCCTTTTATAATTCTCTTAGCTTCTGTGCTGGGCTTCGATACGGCTGCTAGTTTAATAACAGATATAGCAAGCGTGTATGTTGTGGCTGCTTCGGGTACGGTGGTCGGCTACATGGGTGTAAACGCAATAAGGGAGAAGAATAATTGATTGATAAGCTGATTGAACCCGTTAGTGGTCTACTCGGGAAGGTTATAAAAGACAAAGACCAGGCCGCAAGGTTAGCGCATGAGATTGCAACGATGGGTGAGAAACACGCCCAGGAACAAGTCATGGCGCAGCTGGAAATATTAAAGATGGATGCTCAAGGCAACTGGTTTCAATCGTCCTGGCGTCCACTTATCGGCTGGATCGGGGGCATATCCCTGGGCATAAACTACATGGTAGCTCCCATCGCAATGGGTTTTGGTTTCAGTATACCTCAAGCTGATATGTCAGTGATGATGCCATTACTGTTAGGTATGCTTGGTATGGGTGGAATGAGATCGTTCGATAAGCTCAACAAAACGGATAGTAAAAAATGAGTGACGCATTAAAAATATTACAAGCTAAGTGTGGCGTAAAAGACGATGGATCGTTTGGCCCCAATACAGCTAGAGCTATAGCAAAACATTATGAGCTATCTGATAAACGTGGGGCGCATCTTCTGGGCCAGGCTCACCACGAAAGCGGTGGCTTCAACCGTACCAAAGAGGGTTTGTATTACAGTACGCCAGAAAGATTAATGGCTGTATGGCCTAGCCGATTTAAATCTGTAGAGGCTGCAATGCCCTACGCAAAAAACCCAGAAGCATTAGCTAACAAAGTATACAACGGACGCATGGGGAATGAAGAGGGTTCTAGTGACGGCTGGAAATTTTCTGGAAAAGGTTTCATTCAACTCACAGGGCTTTCTAACTATAGATCATTTGCTAGTGATATGCGTATACCAGAAGTCGTAGATCATCCAGCGTTTGTTGAAACTGAGTATGCCTTTGAGTCGGCTCTGTGGTTCTTTAGGTCTAACAACCTGTTCACTATATGTGACAAGGGCGTTGATGATGATACAATCAAGGCTGTGACCAAGCGCGTAAATGGTGGTACACATGGTTTGAAAGATCGTATCGAGCAAACTAAAAAGATTTATGAGTGGCTAGGAGATGCCTGATGAAACGTAGATTTGCACCTGTTCCAAAGGATAAGAAGTCCGGCATACCTAAGAAGTATGTGAAGGGTTCAAAAGATCCTGATGCTACCAGGCGTGAGATCATGCGTACCAGGGCGCTTTACAAAATGGGCAAACTTACTCCGGCCATGATGGATCGGATCAGCAAGCAAAGGAGCAAAAGATAATGGCCGCACCAGCAAAGTATAAAAAAATGTTTGGCGCTTCTCGTGCAGAAAAGATATACAAACGTGGCTTGGGTGCGTATTACTCAAGTGGTTCGAGGCCGAAAATGTCGGCTCATGCCTGGGCTGTTGCCAGGTTAAAGGCTCATGCGAAGGGCAAAGCAACGGTTAAAAAAGCAGACGGTGATTTATTTAGGAGTAGCTAAAATGCCAATGGGAAAAGGAACATACGGATCTAAAGTTGGTCGGCCATCAAAGGCTGCTAAGAAAGATCCTAAATTAAAAAAAGCAGCCATGAAAAAAATGATGGCTGCTCGTAGAAAGTAATTACCAGGGTCTTAGCTTTGGCTTTACTATCTTAGATGGTATCGCACTAACCTCGCAGAACCCAGCTTCAGCGTTGATCTGATCGTAGAGCGTATCGTTATTTAACAGTACGCTCCAACAATCATCTTCACTAGCAAACCAAATCTTTGCTTCCTGGGGGTGACCGTTCATTACATACACCAGGGTCAATAGAGTATAGAAGCTCATGCTTTTATTCTTCCATCCCTAAATTGTATCTTGTGTTTCTTAGATATGTTTTGCACGTTCTGATATGAAACCCCAAACTTTCGGCATACTTCAGCCTGGGATAATCCATCCTTTGCCATCTGAATATAGGTATCTAAACCACCTGGAACCTTACAGATACCAGATCCGTTAGTGTTACCTTCCTGGGTAGGCCAATCGATATTGTATTTAGTAATCAGCTTACTCATGTAGGTCAAAGAGATCTGTAGTTTCCTGGCTCCCTCGATCCTGGACAGTCCAAGCTTACCATACTTAGCAAGGAAAGAAGCTTTCTCTCTCTCTTGCTTGTCAATTAATTTTTGCCAAGTCATTACTTCACCTGTTTCTGTGTTTTGTTCCACTCAAACTCGAGCGCTTCTTTGCTAAGATCACTTACATCAAGTAAAGCTTTTATTCCTATCTCGACTGTACCCCTGGCTGTCTCGCCCAGCTTATCCAGGTTTTCAAAGTTAGCCAGGACAAGCTCAAACTGAGACTTCCTGGATTTATTTTTTTCCTGGTAAAGTTTTAGAGTCTGCACCAGTTCAGTACTAAACATTCCAGCCGTACTTAAAACATCTTTGAACTCTCCGTTATGCCAGACAAGCCTATACCCTTCCTTTGGTTCCGGCTCTGGTTCCTGGGGCTGCACACTCATGTCAATCTCAGGTTTCTTTTTCTTTGGCTTTTCGTCCGGTGCATCCGGCAAGCCTTCGCCCTGGTAAATATATAAAGCTAAACCATGCATGGCGATTGCTTTGACAAAACATCTTTGCCTGGCATCGTTGATCGCTCGAGCGTCTGGGTTTTTAATGGCCCGATTGTTATTGTCCATCACTGCAAGCCAGGCCATATGCGTAATGCCATCGATCGTGACACTACATCGAACCTCGCGGCTGTTGTCTGGATAAACAATATCCTCGAGCAACTCATAGTTTGCATTTTCGGTATTGTTCTTAACGTGCTTCCAGGCATGCGCCCAGGACAAATAATCAAACCGACCTTTCTTTTCTTTATCGTCATTTACATTTAAAGCCGAAAGTGTTTTCCAAGTATTATTCATTTTAACCTCACATTGATTGATTGATTTCCTACCTTGGGCCTGGCCCCTGGTACTGGTTCGCCATCGTCCAGGATCTTTTTGATTGCCTGGATGTCCGGCTTTGACGTTGTTATTTTCAGCTGCGTTGGCACTTGGGCCTCGTCAACTATCTCCACAGACCATCGCGGTTTCGTGACACTGACAGTTGCCAGGGCATGGGGTACTTTCTTTTGACCCATTGCCTGGAGCAGCTGCAACATAACTTGCCTGGTTGCATCTTGCCTGGCACTAAGTGTGCTGGCACGTTTTTTATACAGATCGATCAGCTCTTTGACCGCTTTCTCCTGGACCTTTAACTCCTGGTCTTGCTGGATTAGTTTGCCCAGGAC